CCTTCAAAGAAGTTGCAGGATTTTCCAATGTAATTTCTTTGGAAACATATTGACAAGCGGTTGGATCTGTAAAGATTCCATTTGCTCTTGAATCAGTAGCAAAGTTGGAAATTTCACTATTAACTCTATTGGAAGAAAGAATAGTGCTAACTCTTTGACCATCAACAACTGGTGATACACGAGAATCTGTGGTCACCATATTAAGTCTCATTTGCATGGACTTAGAACCTTCTATGGTAGTCAATCTAGCATCTTCATTAACTTTAGATGCAATTAATCTTGTGCTGCTAAGATAATTTGGTACATTTGGAACAATAGGTTCAAATCCAACATCAAGGT